CCGGGTAGTTACTCACACGCACCTTGGACGCCTCGATACCGAGTTTCTCGATCGCTATCGTGTGTACGCCGAAGCGCTTTTCTTCGACCATGATATGATCTTGGCCGCTTGGTAAGTCCGTAAGTCGGCGTTCGCCTTCTTCAAGCTTTGACATGTCTTCCTTTTTCTGCTTCCACGGTTCAAGAGCTGCGCCTTTACACTGGACGCACGTTGTCCGGATAGGTGGGTATGATCTACGCATAACGCCGATCATGGCTTCGCCGCATGTGTCGCAAGGTCTATCGAATTTATTCGGTTCGCGATATAACATTAAAAATCCATGAAGCTTTCGTAGTCATTTTGCGTGTTTGATCTCGAGTTGTAATCGTTGCCGATCCGCGATTTTTGAATACGCGGGAAGACGGCTTGTAAATCAGTATCGTATATTCTTGTCAATGCGTCAAGCATATCGTCGTATCTTGCACGGGGAAAAGTTGCCATTTCAGATTTTATGATCTCTCGAACAAGGTCAATCGTGCGCCCTTCATAGTCTGTATATTGGATTGCATCCGGGAACCACCAGCGCCCGTTCTGTAGATCAGGTATCATTCTGCGGATACGATCTTCTTTGTTCATCTTCCCGCCGAGTTCGATCATAGCGAAGCGGTATCCGTCTTGTTTCTGCTTCTCTCGGATATAATGCGTGTCCGTCATAAGCCCGTATTTTTCGTATCCTACCTTCGGCGGCTTGCCGGTTAGATCGTTCCAATGCCGGTGTAGTTCGAAGAGTTTGTTGACGCGCTCGGTCGGGTTCAACCTGTCGCGCACCGCATCCAGAAGATAGTAATTGTTATCTGGCGCAAGGCCTATAACCATAAACGTCGTAAAGTCCGAGTTCTTTTTCTTTTTCTTCTGCGTTTCTTCACCGCCGGCCGGGTCGCACATAATGAAGATATTCATTTCGCGGGCTTTGATATTCTGTCTGCCGTAGTATTGGATCCACGTATCCTTAAACTCGCCGCCCCCGAGTGGTACGGGTTCTTGTAACATCTGGCCGACATAGTTGTAGTCGAGCATGTCTTGTCGCTTCTCGGCGAGGACATCTTTCGTCAAGCGATCCGGGAAGAGCAGATCGCCTTTCTTCATCGTCCAGAACTTCTCGCCAAGCGTTACGATCGTCGGACGATCCGCCGCCTCGGCGGGTAGCTTTAAATGGTGATAACCTTGATCGCGCAGCAAGTGGCCGGTCGGATCGTCTTCGTGCAAACGTTGCATAATCAGAATGAAACGTCCGACACGCGGATCATTAAAGCGCGAGAACAACGTGTTACGAATTGCTTTGTTCGTCTCGACACGGATTGTATCGGACAAGGCCTCGTCCGGTTTAAGCGGATCATCACAAAGCAGATAGTCCGCACCCTTACCGGTGATCGTACCGAGTATGCCGGCGCCGTAGTAACGCCCTTTGCCGGTTGTCTTGAAGTCTGTCTTAGTGTCTTGTTTCGGATCTACCCGCGTTTCAGGATAACAAAGTTTATACCAATCATCTTTGATAATAGATTTACAGTTCACGATCGCGTCTTCGATAAGGCTTCCGCCGTATGACGTGCCGATAAACTTTGCGTAAGGTTCACGTCCGAACACCCAAGCCGGGAAGGCGGTTGTTACGAGATACGTCTTTAATGTCCGAGGTGGTACGTTGATTATAAGCTTCTTGATCTCGCCGCGGTTTACGGCTTCAAGGTGTTCGGCTATGCATCCGATATGCCAGTTATACTCGTAGAAAGCTGCGTCGCCCTCGACCGAACGGAAGGCGCGCGCCGCAAACGGTTCGAAACGTTCACGACACGCGCTGTTCATAGCGAGCTGTTCGTCGGTCAAGTCCACGAGGGAACCTCCCTATTTGTAGTTACACAATGTTTCCGCAGTGCGAACGACGCGGTGGGCGGGTTGGTTTAATGTTGTTGTGATCGTGCGGGATCCTTTAGTCAAGCGAACGATACCGCCGTCAATCTCATATTTAAGACCGTAAGCGTGCAGTACGTTAAGCGCTTTCTTGATTTCGTCAAGGCCTTCTGTCGCGGTAAGCTCGACCGGTAATGCGTCCGGTTCTTCGGGCTGCGGCTCTGTATCGAGGGGCACGTCGCCGAGTGTGCCGGCATCGGCCGGTTCTTCTTCGCCGATCGCTTGTTTGTGTAGTGCGAGGAACGTGCCTTGCGCAAGTGTCTCGGCGTCTTCGTCGATAACCGCAAACATGACGATACCGTCTTGTTCACCATCTTCGATAAGCTCGCCGCCGAAATGCTTTTCGATAGCCGCTTTCTTTGTATCGACTTCTTCAACCGTCTTGACGTCTCTCTTTGGTTCTTCGGCGGGTGTGTCGTCCGCTTCGGTTTGTTCGTCCTCTGTCGGTTGTTGAATGTCGTACACAAGCTGTACGAGATCCGCTTTCTTCACCTTCGAAGGTACGTTCGCGCCGAGGCCGATCGCTATGCCCTCGAGCTGTGCAATCGTCATTTGTTCTAGATCTTCTAAAGTCTTCATGGTTTGTCGCCTTTCTGAAGTAAAATACTAAGTAAGTCGGATTATCTTGCACCATAATAAATATAAGATCAAGGCTCTCCAATAAACGGGGATATGATAATGGCTACGATAGATATCAGGTAGCACAAAATACAGGTAAGGCCGATAAGGCTACACAAGATCAGAATAATCAGCATCAGTATTTCGCTTAACATCTTTCACGACCTCCCCTTTTGTTTGTTTGCGTGTTTCTATATACCGGTTCAAGGCGGCCTGTTCGGCTGCGTTAAGTTTATCAGGTTGTACAAGAGGCGCGTCCGCATCGCCGGCCAGGATAGTGCGGTCGCCGTATTTTTTGGCTTTGAACTTCGACGCCGCCCACTTGCGTACGTCAATGCGCAGTTTGTCGCGCTGTATCTTGTTATAGTCGATCTTCATAACGCCGTCTTGAGGTTCAACAACGCCGTCTTGTGGGGGTTCGTCGTCGTCCGCGATCATAAGCATTTCGTCGACAAACATATCGGCCTGATCTTCTTTCGCGCGCGCATAAATTTCTGCAAAGTCTTCGTGTTCTCTAAGCCAACGGAAAAAAACATCAGCGCCGGGCATGTCGTCCAAAGCGCATATCTTCTTTATAGTCCATCCAGATATGATAAGCCCGGCGATCTTTTCACCTTTCACCGGATCGTAATTCATGCGTCTTGGATCTACTTTTTTACTCATACTTAAATATACCGATAAAGGCGACCCGAACGCAAGTAAAAAATGAACACGCAAAATTTTGCACGTTTAAAAACGCCTAGACAACCTAGACAACCTGTAGACAACCTCAAAACCGAGGTTGTCTAGTACCTCTATCCCGCACTCACTAACGCTTAACCTAAGTTACTAGACAACCTAGACAACCTTTTTCCTTATATTACCCCCCACGGGGGAACTTGCTGCCGTAGGGGCTCCACCCCATGTTCTATTTATAACCTAAACAATAGAGAAAAGGTTGTCTAGGTTGTCTACAGATCCCCCTATCTCGCACTCACCTTGACTTACGACTACTAGACAACCTACCCAAAAAGGTTGTCTACAGGTTGTCTAGGTTGTCTAGTAACACGTAAAATCTTGCAGATTGAGAACAAACACGCAAAATAATGCAAATTCGCACCATTCCAAAACTTATTTGCAAAAAATTGCAAAAAAGTAAAAATAACTGTTGACAATAGGCTCAATGCGCCTTATACTATAAATGTAAGGTAAGAAAACAAACGAAAGGACTACACAATGCACACCGAAGAATTAAACACAGAGTATCTAGAAAAGCTCGTCGAACAAAGCGGCACCCACTTCCAGAACATGTATCTGGACTGGCTGAATAACTTCCTAACGATCGACGGGTTCGCAGCTTATTACGACATGTCGATGGCACAAGCCGAGAAGTGCATCAAACTCGGTAAGAAGATCCACAAACAACACGTAAAAAACTTAATAAAAAATGAAAAAAGTTCTTGACAATAGGCGCAATGCGCCTTATAGTTAAAATGTAAGAACAAAGAAACAACACAAGAGGACTACACAATGCACACCGAA